CCGCAGAAGGACCCCCCCCGCCGGCTCCCGGAACGAGAGGCCCCCCCCTGGCATGATTGATGCAGTGCTGTCAACACGCTTGGCCTTGCGTCACTGCTCTCAGGGTCATACGCACCCTGGGCCCTCGAGGCCATAGACGTGGTCGCACTCCATGATCCCTTGGCCTGGAGGGACGGTGACCTTGATGCCGCAGCCCACAGCCACGCCGAGCCAGAACTCCACGCAGCGCACAGCCCAGGCCTCAGAGGGCTCGTCCTGGCCATACTGCATGCCGTCGAGGATGATCTCCTCGAAGCCCTCGATGATGGCCAGGGCCGGCAGGATGGCGACGCTGCTGGTCAGGTAGCGACCCACCTGCTGGCCGAAGCGGGCGGTCAGGGCGTCGTATGGAAAGGCCTCGACGCCTGGGTAGTAGGCCTTGGGCATGATGACGCGGATGCCGAGCATGGCGGCCGTCTCCGCCGCCAGCCGCACATCCGCAAGGGCGTTGGGGCCGTCCTTCGTGCGGATGTGCTCCGGTCCGTGCAGGTGGTACCAGCGATGCCAACGTGGCCTGACGAGTCGAGTCGGCAGGCCTGCGCGCACGCAGCTTGGATCAGCGCCGAACACTGGCTGGTAGCTGATGGGTGGATCGATGTACATGCGCCCGGCCTGGTTGATGACCCAGACCTGGGCGTCCTCGGGCCACTCGATAGAGCGAGCGGCACAGCCTACAATCACCACCCTCTTCATGGCCGTGCCTCTCCCGGTCGTGGCGGTCCCCACATCCCGCCCGGATGCCGCCCGCAGTCGGTACGCTCCGGCCCGGTGCGGGCTCTCCAGTCTGCGATCGCCATGAGCTCCATGTTCGAGGGCAGGTCGCAACCACCGCACCTCAACGGAACGATGTGATTCACCGCATAGCCCTGAGGCGGCCGCCTGAGCCCGATCATGCGGAGGAACATGGCCCGCCGTAGTCGGCTGCGCATCACAACTCCGTGGGCGTCCCTGACTCGGCACGCAAGATCCGGGGTTGGGAGGGCCACGCACGAGCTGGCGCTGGGGGGAGACGGCAAGAGCGGTTCCCCGGCCGTGAGGGCCGCGGCCCCGGCGATCAGGAGCGTGATCAGGAGGCGCCGCGCTCTCATGGCCCCTCCAGCGCTGTCACCCGCGCCTCGAGGGAGACCACCCTGTTCTTGAGCTGGTTGATGTCGGCCTCGGCCGCCTGCATCCGGGTCTTCAGCTGTACGATGTCGGCCTCGGCGTCGAGCAGGTGCTGCTTGAGCTGCGCCGGCATGCGCCCGTTGATGTCGGTGATGTCGTTGCCGTCGCCCTGGAGGCATGTCCGGAGCTGCGCGAGCTGGCTGTTGCTCAACGCCACCGCTCACCTCCCGCCGATGACGGCACCGCCGCCCACACCGCCCGATCTTTCGTGATTCGTCCTGCCGAAGTAGAAGCCGGTCACCAAGGCGGCCATGACGTTCAGTTGCATGAGGGCGCTACTCGCGGCCTGGTTGGCGACCACAGCCGCGTCCTTTGTGAGCGCGATGGATCCGTTCACCCACAACGTCGTACCGACTACGCTGGCGGCCATGAACGCCTGTGTCAGCTCCCAGACCATGTTGATGCGGCGCTGGCCAAGGGCCTTCCGATTCAGCTCGTCGGAAACATCCTGGATAGGCAACTGGACGATGGCAGGAGAGCGCCGCTCCTGTTCCTGTTGGGGCATGCTCGGCCCGCTTGTCAGTTCCGCCATCGCGTGCTCCACGAGCGCGGGAAAGGCCGGTCGGTGGTCGAGTCCCTCCCGGAACCCTCACTGCCAACCCGGGTTCGCCTTTCTCGACCGGCCACTGCCGCGCTCGTCATTTCTCTCGCCACCACGTGAACCAGACGGCTCCGACGATCAGAACGACGCACCCCACGATGCGTATGTGCCGCGCGTGCCAGCGGAACGGCGTCGCTACAAAGGTGGAAACAAGGGCCACGTTTTGATCGCCGTCTTGACGACCACGACCTCGACGCCGTCAGGGCCGAGCTCGTGGGACGTGACCTCGACGCGCGCCGAGACGAAGTTGCCGTTCGTGGGGTTCCCGGCCAAGGCATAGTTATCGGCGCCGGCGGCCGCGTCGAACTTCTGCCACCGCCACCGGATGCCGCTCGGGCCCGGGACGCGCTGGCCCTCGGAGTCCGAGCGGTAGACCTCCCACGTGGAGGGCATGCCGTGCCGGCAGCTGGGCGGCATGTTGGGCTTCCCGGGCATGGCTCCGGCGCCCTGGGCAATGGAGCGTAGCCGGAGCTCTCCCCCTCGAGGCTGCACCTGCTGGCCCTTCAGCGGTCCCTTGGGAGCCTTGAAGCTGGTGCTCGAGCTGATCAGGACGCTGTCGAGGTGGTGAGGCCTGCAGCTCAGCGTCGCCATGGTGCACGGTCCTTCGCCTTCACGTCCTCGAGGCCGGGAGCGGATGGGCCCTTGTCCCACGCGCCCGCCTGCCGGCCCGCGATGAAGAAGTCGGCGATCTTGCCCAGGATGGCGCGCAACTTCGACAGCCAGCCCACGTCAGTCCACCTTCGGAAAGTCGATCCTGGCGCTGATCCCGCCGCGGTGCGTGCAAACGACGGCGGCCGTAGTCGTGCCCTGGCCGAAGCCCCTCCACTTCAGGACCACCGTGTGGCCGGCGCTCTCCTTGAGCTGGCCGACGCCCTGGCCGCCGAGCTCCCAGGGACCCCACGCGAGGCCCTCCTTCTGCTCATCGCCGCGGAAGGAGCCCACCATGTTGCCGCCCACATACAGGTCCCACTGGACCTCGCGGGCGAGGCTCTTCTCATCCGCGGGCACGCCCTGGCCGTTCTCGTCCAAGCCGTTGCTGTCCAGGCGCACCTTCGACTTGGACATCAGGGCCTCACGGCCGGCGAGGATCGCGTCCTTGTCCTGCTCTTCGCCCTGGATCCGGATCGTCACGACGCCGAGCTGCAACTTGGTCAACACCATTGGTTCCCCCCCTCTACATCTCGGAGAGCGGGACGTCCTGCCCGGTCTCCATCATCTGCGCGAGGCGCCGCGCACGGCGTCCGACCTGACGGGCCCAGCGCGAGTTGAGCATCCCGGCCGACGCCGCCGGGTACTGGCCCGCTCGAATGAAGGCGATGGTCTCGTGGAAGGTCAGCAGGCCAGCGAGCCCCATGTTGAAGGCCATGTCCGCGAGGACGCGCTGTCGAACGTCGTCGAGTCCGCGCCACCAGGGCAGGTGCTGATCGAGGTCGTGCTCGACCTCCACGACGTCGTTGTGCAGTAGGTACAACGCTTCCACCTCGGTGATCCCCCGGTCGTCGAGGTTGCGTCCGTAGCCGATGGTCAGCTTGCCGACCGAGTCACGGTATGGGTGCAGTCGGCCGGCCGAGTCACGCGGGCCCGAGCCTTCGTCGTTTTCCAGAAGCTGCTCGAGCAGAGCTTCATTCATCGAGACCTTCTTGCCGCGCCGGCCGGGCAACCCGACCGGCGCCGCGGGTACGGTCTACGCGGGCGGTGCGGCCGGCGTGTTCGTGACGAGGGCGCCGCTGAGTTCCTGGTCCCTCGTTTCGAGCTCCGCCGCGAGGGCGTCGATCGCCGCGGGGTCGTCACGGGCGTCCTTCAGGGCTTGTGCGAGGCCATTGATGAACACGATCGCGGACTGGATCACGGTGGTGTTGGCCGCCACCTTTGTCTTGAGGTTGTCGAGTTGCGCGGACATATCAGCCTCCTGTGCAAGTTGCTGGTTTTCTTTGCGGACGATGGACTGGACGAGCTCGAGGGTGGTTTGCTGAACGGCGAGCATCGCGGCCATCTCGGCGTCGATGCGCTCCAAGATGCCCGCAATGATGGGGTGCGGCACCGCATGGAGCGCCGCCTTGGCCTTCTTGCGTGCTGCCCCCATGGTCGCGCTCCCCGGCCGGCTGGACTTCATCGGAGCGCTCCAACGACGGTCGGCGTGAACTGCAACAGGAACGCGAGCAGGCCGGCGCCGAACATGATCTTGCCCAGCTCGGCTGCCTTGGTGTTGGTGGTGATGAGCAGGTAGGCGAGGCCACCAACTATGGCGACGAGCAGGCTGAGGTAGATGGTCATCGTGGCCCCCAAAAGAAAAAGGCCCCCGGTCGTTCGCCTCGCTCCAACAGCGAACATCCCGAGGGCCCCGTTCACGCCGGCCGGGTCGCTCCTACCCCAGCCCGAGACCGCCTCCTCTTGCGCCGGGAGGCCTACGTGTAGTGCGTCGAGCATGCTCCAACACGGGTGCGATCGTCAAGAGCTATCGTTCCGCCTCGTGTACCGCTCGGGCACTTCCACGGTCTCGACCGACCCTTCCGCGTCCGTCTCGATCCAGACCGCGAACCTGTCTCGACGCCGCTTCCGGCGCAGTTCCTCGAGGCGGTTCACGAGCCCCCGGACACTCCCCTCCGGCAGTAGCTCGACCAGGCGCTCCGCGATCGATGACATCGAGCGGATGGGGCGGATGCCGCTCATCCCGAATTGCCCCTCGCTCACTTGCCCGGTCCCGGCGTGAACGCCTCCCACAAGCGTTTCTGGATCTCCGCACGGATGCGCACGCGGTTCATGTGGTCCTCGTGATCCACGACGGACGGGTCCACGCTGAGAACCCCGCGGATCATGCCTATCGCATCGGTAATTGCCGCGACGTCGTCCTCGCGTACATCCTGCTCGAGGGTCACCACGAAGCCCTTGATTCGGTCGGTCATGTGCTCCCGGCCCTCCTCTCCTGGCAGTTCACTTGTCCGGCACGAACACAAGCGCGCACCCCAATGCTTTCAGCTCGTCGCGGTATTCCCCGAGCTCGTTGTGGGCTGACTGGTAGCCGAACAACCGGTACCGGTAGAGCCAACCACCACGGATCGGAAGCCGCATCGTGTCGCCGGCGTCGCCATCGTCCGAGACCATCTGCCACTCCGGCGAAGGCGGGGCTGCCGGCGTCTCTTGCGTCTCAGCCATTTCGCTCACCTCCCAGCCGCACCACGTCGGCATCTCTCATCGTGCACACCTCGGCCAATCCGGCACGCCGGGGTCGTGCACGTGCTCGCCTGGGGCGATGTGGGCGCCACACCGGGAACAGAACCAGCACAGGACCAGCCCCCTGTCCTCGGCGCTCAGGATCCGCAACGCCTGAAACGCGGCCGCGCGCGCCATAGCCCGACGGTCGCCGGTCACGAGCGGCGCAAGCACTCGCGCCGCGTGCTTCCATTTCGATGGTCCGGCGCTACGCATCATGACCAGACCCATCCGAGGATTCCCGTGGTCTGGGCGCCGGCCGCGTTCTTGTGACCGCCGCCGCCGAGCTCCTTGGCGATCACGGACACGTCGAAGTCCCCGCGCGACCGAAAGCTCTGCGCGAACAGGCCGTCGCTCCGCTGCCACCAGCCGTGAACGAACAGCGCTGACGGGTTCAGGTCCAGCAGGTGCTCCAGCACTTCCGAGATCTCGTGCTGCGGGGCGTTCACGCTAGGAACGGTGTAGCCCCCGATCCTTCGGGTGACGGCGTTCTCGCAGACCGCCTCGCAGTAGCGGGCGATGCCCCGGAGGAGCACACGCCCAGCCTCAACAGCCTTGCTCAGTGGTTCCAGGGCGGCGGTATCCCACGCTGGGAAGTGCTGGGGGTGGCCATACGGAAGGCTCGAGATGTAGGCGTTCACCTCACGCGAGTCGGACAGCGCCCAGCGCCAGAGGTCCCGGTCCTCGACGTAGCGAACGATCCACGGCGCGCGGCTCGGGCAACCTGGGTCGTGGGCCGTGTGACCATGGAGGGCGCCGGCGCATTCCGGACAGAGCCCCGAGAGCGGCTCGGCCATCAGCACGTCCCAGGCGATGCCGGCCCCGCTCCGCTCCATGTCGAACGTCACCGCGAGCGGGATGTCCATGTGGGCGAGCTCTTCGGGCAAGCCTTCGAGCGCGGCCTGCGCGGTCTTGTGGTGGTCCAGCACCGTGACGAGGTTCCCGGCCGCCAGCCGCTTCATCACGTCCCGCGGGTAGCAGAAGTCGACGAGCAGGATCTTGCGGCCCATCACGTCCGGCGGCTCCGTCCCGTAGGCCGTTGGCCGGTACTCGGCCCCTGGCCACCGCTGGTTCGCCACCCAGGCGGCGCAGAAGCCGTCCCGGCACTGGGCGTGGTACAGCACCAGGTCCACCGCCTTCGACTTGATCATGGGCGCCTCCCAGTGGCGAGGAGCGACTCCCTGGCCTCGGCCTCCAGCTCCTCCCCGTCCACGTGCTCCTGGTCGTGGGTGTTCAACTCGATCGCGCTGCAGTACCAGGACCCGTGATCCAGCAGGTGCTGCAGGATCTCCGCCGGGGTTCGGGCTGCGGGTCGCGCCACCTCGATCTGTGGTGGAAGTGGCCCAGCAGGCACCTCGACGGCCTCGGTCTGCTTTTGTGGACCTCGCGCTGGTCGCGATTTCAGCCACTGGACCACGGCCTCGCGCTCCCAAAATAGAACGCGCTCGGAGTACGGCACCGCGGGCGGGAACGCGCCGCGCCGTTCCGCGCGGAGCATCCACTGTCTGAACGCGTGGTCGTCTCGCGGGTCTCGCAGCAGCTCCTTGACGTCGCGCAGCCTGAGCAGCTCTGGCACTCGTGGCATCCTGGTCACTCGGAAACCGGCTGCAGCAGCTCGCCCTCACGGAACGAGACGCTGATCTCTCGGACCAGCCCGTCCTGAAGCATGCGCAGGGCGGCCATGGCGTCTTCAAGAGCGGTGACGTCGGCCTGCGCGTAGTCGTTCTTGCGACGCCGTTCTCTCTCTGCATTCAGCAGAGCCGTCGCGGCATCGATCACCGCCCACATCGCGCGGTCCAGCTCGACCGCCTTGGCCTTGACGCAAGCGCGGATGTCCTGGCTCATGGTCTGCTCCTCTCCCCCGTGTACTCTCCGGCTTCCGCCCAGTCCAACCGTTTCTGCTCGGTGGCGTGATCCCGCAGCTTTGGCGCGTCGGCCGAGAGCCCGACCTCGATGACCACGCGGGGCACTCCCGCGGTGCCGTCCGGATCCTTGGGCCCCGCCGCGAACTCCTTCGAGGCCTCGAGGCGGATGACCTGCGCGTCGTCGCGGTACACCCCGCCCCGGGTGAGCCCGTCCTTCACGGCCCGAACCAGCTTGTCCAGGTCCGGCTTCTTCGCCGGCTCGAGGACGCGCCGCGGCGCCGACATCGGCCGAGGCAGGAAGAACCGGAGCGCGAGCGCGACTGGCTCCTCGATCGGCCGCTCGCCGGCCCGGGCCTCGAGGGCGGCGCTGGTGACCGCCTCCTGCCAAGGCTTCGTCTTCGCGTTGTCGTTCGTGATGATGGGGCGCGTCCAGCCCTTCGGGATGAAGGCCTTGGTGGAGCCCTTCGGGATTGGGACGCCGTAGACGGTGAAGGCGAGGACGCTCATGCTGTGAACTCCGGGAGCAAGCCCCGCACCTTGCCCGTTCCATACGCCTCAGCGATTGCGGGCACGACGTGCTCCGCCACCGTCTTCCCGTCCGGCATGACGACGTGGGGCATGAACTCGGTCTCGAACGTGGTGATGCCCGACTGGACCGCCTCGAGCTTGGCCTTGATGACCAAGGCGAGCGCGCGCCAGCGCCGACGGATCTCCTGCTCCCAGGCGGCGAGCGCCTGGGCCTCGGTACGCCGCCCGTAGCCGAGACGCGGGCTCTTCGTAAAACGCGGTTCGTCCTTCCGCGGCAGGCCAAGCACGAACCGGATGAACCGGTCGTGACACCGGAACTGCACGATCTCGCGGCCAGAGAGCTGGTCCCACCCCGAGACGAATGAGTCCGCTCCGTAGCGCCGCAGCAGGCCCTCGATCTCGGCCTTGCTCTTCTCCGGGGAGACCGTCGTGTCTCTCGCGTACATCAGTCCTCCTCCGAGCATTCCAGGATTACCGCATCCACCATCCCGTCGGCGAAGAACGCGAGCTCGACGCCGTAGTGCGGCGACCTCGAGGAGTAGGGGTTCGCGTCGGAGGGTCTGGCGTCAAAGATTCGGACCCTGCCCTGTTCCTTCACCGCCTTCGTCCCATTCGGGAAGTCGAAGGGCCGCTCGCGGCCACGAACGTAGACGCGAATCATCCGCGGGTCCTCCCACCAGGTCGGCCAGCCGGCAGGAAGAGCATGCCCTCGCCGTAGATGCGCTTCTCGACAGAGACCGAAAGGCGCACCTCCAGCAGACCCATCCTTTGCTCCGCACTGAGCGGCACTCTCACGATCGGAAACCCCGCGTGCTCCTCGACCACGAATCCGGCCCTCTCGAGCTCCGCGCATACGGCGCTCGTCCATTCCTGAAGCGTCGTCAACCCTCCTCACCTGGTTCTCGCCGGGGCCCGTCGCTGTCCAGACACGGCAGCCGCGCCTGCCGCGCAGTGGCCCCTGCTGCAGCCACGGTGACGCGGTCCAGCCAGTCACACACGTCCTCGTCGGGCCGCCGCGGCGTCGTGCGCAGCGCCTCCGTGTACCGAGCCTTGTGCTCCGGCGAGTCGAACACGGGCTGCTGCATGTGCTCGCGCGGACGCGGCATCACGTCGGCGGCGACCGCCGTCTGGTTCTCGTACCCCGCCTCTTTCGGCATCGGCTAGGCTCGCCCCTTCCCGTGGGGCTTGAGCGTGATGCTCTTCCCTCCTCCGGATGAGATGGTGAGGGAGTCGATGCCACTGCCGGGCTTCGGCCGGAGCGCCTCAACCGCCCGCTGTACCTTGGGATCGGTTGCGGCGCGGGCAACGTCAGGTTCGAGAGACTTACGAACCACATCGGCGAGGACGTCGGCACCGTTTTCGCCAGCCCGGACGCGTTGTATCACCTCGCGCGCTTCCGTCGTCAGGCCGGCATCCACGATCTCGTCGCGGAGGTCGAGCAGACTCGCCTGCTTCGAGCGACGGAGTGCCGCGGCGAACTGCTCGAGGTCGCGCTTGTAGCAGCCGTGCCGTCGCACGATCTCGGAGAACTCCTCGACGTCGTGCTTCCGGATCCGGTAGACGATCCGGTCGCGCTCATCGCGGGCGGGCTCGCCCGTCTCGTCCAGCTTCACGGTCGCGTGACACAGCTCGTGGTCGAGCAGGGCCCGCCGCTGGTCCTCGGTGACCTCCGCGTCCTGCCAGAACTCGGCCTGGAGCAGGATCACGAAGTCGAAGGCGGCGAGCTCGCGGTCGAGGTCTGATGCCTTCTTGCACTTTCCCAGAGTCACCCGGCCGTCGGCGTCCGGCTTCCACGAGAGGTTCCAGGCCACCGCCAGGCGGGCGTTGGTCAGCTCCTCGTGGTGCTGCTCGATCAGGTCCTTGAGCATCGCGTAGATCGGACGCCCGGCATCGCTGTCGCGCTTGATCAGTTGGTAGCTGACCTTCTTCCGCTTCCCCATTCAGCTCCTCCCTCCTTCCGCCGTGGGCTCGAGGAGCGACCGTTTCAGCTCCTCTCGTTGTTCCTCCGTCAGCTCTACCGTCAGCTCGTCGCGCGGGAAGCTCGCCACCGTCGGAGCCTTCCGCTCCATTGCCTGCTCGTAGGCCGCCCGGCACAACTCCACGCCGCGTCTGGCTTCGGCCCGGCCCGCCTCCCGCTCGACGTCGCCCCGGGCCCGCGGGAGTGCCCGGTAGGCTGGCTCACCATGGCCGATGAACTCCAGGTACGCCGCGCGCAAGTCCGAGAACCTCGGGAACCAGGTCCACATCCCGCGCGCGACCGTCTCCCGCGTGAAGCAGTCCCACTTCTCCAGATCCACCTGGTAGCACAGCGCCTCGGTGTAGACCTCAAGGGTCGGTCCGTCGACCTCCTGGCGGCAGGCCTTCACGATCCGCCCCAGGCCCTCTCCGAAGCGTTTCTCCCTCGCCTTGGTCCTCTCCATCGTCCTGCCTCTTCGCCATGAACTGCCGTAAGGCCTCCGTGTTCCGCGCGTCGACGCCACCAAGTTGCGGCGAGGCTCGCGCCGGCGGGCGGGCATCGCTCCAGCGAGCGTATGTCGTAGCGAAGTGTTCAGGCGACCAGAACTCGCTTTCCGTCTCGTCGACGTAGCGGCCGAATGCCTCAAGCACTGGACCCTCGCCGTGCTTGACCACGAGGGGCCGTAACGCCTTCCCGATTCGGCCTCCTGGCGCCGTGCCGTGGTAGCGGTTGATCACCAGATCGCACGCCCGCTGGTTCCAGGCGCGTGGCACGGCCTGCGCAGCGGGCCGTGAATCCGTTCTCCCTCTCGTCTCCGTCTCCGTCTCTTCTCCGTAAGGGCGTTTTGCTTGCTGTTTGCTTCCGTTTTGCTTTGATGTAAGTTGTTCTACGTCCTGAGCTTCGACGTTTCCTGTTTCCTCTTTAGATTTCTTAGATTTCCGTGATCCACCGATGCGGCCCGCGTCGGAACGCGCTTTCGACAGCGCGTCGTCGATCTCGCGGTCGTGGTAGAGGGGGTAGTTCACCACCCGGAACCCGTTCTGGAGGACCTCGACACGCCGTCCGCCGTCCGTCAGAGTCCGGCTCTGTGGATCCTCCCGGCACAGGACCGCGATGCACTCGCCCACGCGATCCTCCGTCAAGAAGCACCGGGCGGCGAGCTGCCGGCGGGCGATGTAGACAATTCCGTTCCGTGGGCTACCGGGGTCCTGGCTGAGCGCCATGAGGACCAGGAACACCTTCACCACGTCCGACTCCTCGCACCACAGCGAGGAGTCGAGCAGGCGCCGGGACACCTTGAAGAAACCGTCCCGGTAGATCGCGCGTCGCTGCTTCACGGATCGCCTCTCCGCTTTGGCCGCTGCCCAAGGGCGGCAGCTACCACTTGCTGGGCGCACCTGATCGGATCGCGCCAGACCTCGGCGCCCGTGTAGCGAAAGACCTTGTAGCCAGCGAGCTGGATCGCCCGGTCCTTTGCCTTGTCGTGCTGCGCCTGCTCCTTTGTCTTCTCGTGGAACTCATGGCCGTCAACCTCGACGGCCACACTCGCCATGTGCTGGACGGCGCTGATCTCGGGCACGTGGCGGTAACCGGACACCATGATGTCGATTCGGTACGGGTCAACTCGGTGCTGTTGGCACACACTGATCGCATCAGCGCACGCCTTTAGCTCTCTGTGCTCCCCACTCTCACTCTCACACCACCCCAGGATCACGGCTTCGTCCGTCACGTTCTCACCGACAACATGAATGGCCGCCGCAAGGACGGCCTCAAGGGGAGACTGGTCCGGTTGAATTGAACGGCAATAGAGCCAGCGGCTTGCGCGGATCGCCATGATCACGCGGCACGCCGCCGCTTCGATGACCCGCCCCGTCAGCGGCGAGTTCTCGTTGATGAGTCGGTCTACTGCCTCTTCACCCGTTGGGTTCGGCGCGGCATGCAACGACAGGACGTCTTCTGACTTTTCTATGTCGAGCCGCGCGAGGCCCTCCTCGAAGTTCCGCAGCAGTTTGGCATCCAGATCATCCTGTTCCATTGGGGTGTCACCTCCACAGGAGAGGCTACCGCGTCCCCTAGCCGCAGAAGAGACAGCGCCCGTACGCGTCGAACTGGTGGCCGGCACCGCGCACGGCCGGAGGCGCAGGGCATGGACAACAACCGCGGCGCTCGTCACGCCAGGCTCCACGTCGACTCGAGGCGACCGTACGGGCCCAGGCGGCGGTCCCTCGCCCAGTGCCTCAGGCGTCCGGCTCGCTCGAGGGTGGTGATCCGCGCGCGCACGCTGGTGATGGGCCACGTCGGAAACATCGCCGCGACCTCCGAAGGCGTCCAGCGTCCCGGGACGGAGCCCGGCACTGCGTTTACACGCGCGAACGCCTGGAAGTACCCGAGGATCGACGCCTCCTGCTTCTTCGCCTGAGCCTCCCCCTCGCTCACCTCGGCGCCGGTGAGGTGCGATCGCGCGTGGAAGGAGGACCTGGCCCGCGCCTTCGCCGGCCGGGCCTCGGGGACGAGCTCCAGGGCGAGCTGCTTCACGCCGCCCGCCGCCGGATGAACGCGGTACAGCCGCATCGGACGCACGCCTTCTGACCTGGAGGGTTGCGCTGCCGGCAGCGGTAGCACGACAGGTAGTGGGCATCGGCGCGCTGGCGTGGTCGTCGAGCCTGCATGGGTTCCTCGCTACTCCTGAACTGCGGCGGCGAACAGCGGACCGGCGATCCGGCGCCGGGCCATCGCGCAGTAGGTCGGGTTCAGCTCAATCCCTAAGAAGCGGCGCCCGTGACGGAGCGCCACCACGCCCACGGTGCCGGAGCCGGCGAATGGGTCGAGCGCAAGGTCGCCCGGGCGACCCCCTGCGAGCACGCACGGCCTCACGAGCGCCTCCGGGAACGTGGCGAAGTGAGCTTGGGCGAACGGCTGGGTCGTCACGGTCCAGACGGAACGGGCGTTGCGTCTCGACGGTGGTGAGCCCGAGAAGTAGTGGGCGTTGAAGCCGGCGTGGCGCCGCCCGTGGCCGTCTTGCTTCGTCTGCCCTGGCACGTTGAGCCGCGGTGAACCCGTTACGTCATGCCATGTCCGGCCGTCTGTCGGCTCGGCAATCGCGTTGGCGTCGTAGTAGTACCGCTCGCTCTTCGCGAGGAGGAACACGTACTCGTGCGCCTTCGTGGGCCGGTCTGTGACGCTCTCGGGCATCGCGTTCGGCTTCGACCACACGATGTCAGATCGCAACCACCAGCCGTCCGCCTGGAGCGCGAACGCGACGCGCCACGGGATCCCGACCAGGTCCTTTGGCTTGAGGCCAGGCACTGGCATCCGATTCGGACTCGTCATCATGCCGCGGATCCGCCATGCCTCCCTTTGTTTGCCACCCCCTCCTGGCGCTTCGCCCACGCGGCCCCCGCCGGTCGCATAGCTGTCCCCAAGGTTGCACCACAGTGTCCCGTCGTCCCGCAGCACGCGCCGCACCTCGCGGAACACATCCACGAGGTGCTCGACGTACAGCTCCGGTGTGGGCTCAAGGCCAAGTTGAGCGTCTACGCGGCGCGCTCCGCAGCAGCACACGGCTCCGACAGGGACAGCGCCGATCGCCTTCGCGGGCTGCGTCCCCCGCGTGGCTGAAAAACGACCATGCTCTGGTCCAGCCGAACCGTTGCTGTCCTGCCGTGGTTTCGGGCGCCCCAGGTGTTTACATGTCGGGTCACCACCATCCCACGAGGCTGTCCCGTAGTCCCTCAAACCCCAGTAGGGCGGGCTGGTCACGCACACCTGGATCGAGGCCTCTGGCAGAGTGCGCAGGACCTGGAGCGCGTCGCCCTGCCGGATCTCCCATGTCTTCGTCACGAGCGGTCACCGTAGCGGATGGAGCGCCACTCGACCGGAGGCCGGCGCGCCTCCTTCACGGTCTGTGGCAGCGCCCGCCATTCGCGGAATGGGAGCTCATAGAACTCGGCTCGACACAGAGCACAGGCCGGGTCGGCCAGAAACTGTTCCAAGGTCTCGTCCGGTTCGCGATCGACCGACCCACCACAATGCGGACAGTGGGAGCGCCAGCCGGACTCGGTGTCGACGACACCGCTCGGCAGGCCGTCGAACAGCTGGAGCTGGTGGAGCTGCTGCCGCTCCGCGGCGGCCTGGGCGTGGCCCTTCATCTCGCCACGTTGTCAAGGATCAGCACGCTCCCCGACACGCCAGGCCAGCCCGGAACCGGAATAATTTCGGGGGCGATCATATCGTTTCCGATGACCTTGGGGTCGACCACACCGGCCAGAATTACGGGGCGGGGGCAGCTCTTCACCGTGTTCCCCACGAATATCAAGCGGGATGCCCCGCCGCCAATGCTCACACCAACGGGGTTGTTGGTGACGCACGTGTCCATGACATGAACGTCCACCGCCTCGTTGATCACGAGCCCGTACCCGTTGTTGTGTTCTATCAAGCAGCTCACAACTTTGTAGTTGTCGCCGATAGCGCCCCGGCCCTTCCTGGCGCAGAGGCCGACACTCGCGTTGTCGGCAAAGACGCAGGCCCGGAACACGACGTCGACGACGCGCTCGCCGGCCGAGGGCTCCACGTTCGCCCCACACTGGGGGTCCTGGCCAGCGGTGCCGATGAAGACGCAACCATCGACCGTGACACCAGCGGCGTTGACGATTGCCAAGCCGGTACGCCGGTTCTTGCGGCACTGGACGTTCCGCAGCGTGATGCCCGTCGATGCTGGGCTCCCGCCGATGTACACGCCGTCGTACCACCAGGCGTGGAGCTGCGTGCCTTCCACTGTGACGTTGCGTGCCCCGCGGATCCCGAGCCCAATTCCCCAGTCTCCCGAGTCCGCACGTGAGCCGATGATGGTCCCTCCAACGATCTGGACGTTCTCCGTCCCCTGGCCCACCTCGAGCCCACGCTTTCGCATCGCACCAGCGGGCCCGGCCGTGAGGATGACGCCGGTCAGGTCGAGCGTCATGTCGCTGTGGAGGAACAGGCCCACGGCCGAGTTGAAGCGGTACGTCCCCGCGGGGACGGCCACGGTCCCACCGGGCGGCGCCGCGGTCAGCATGGCCTGGAGCGCGAGCGTGTCGTCCGTCACGCCGTCGCCGACTAGGGCAGGAGCGCCAATCATCGAGACCTCCGTTTCGGGCGGCGGTCGCACCGTCGTGCGCAGCAACTTCGCCCGGTCATACGGTCGTCGCCGTCATCGTCAGGATCAGAAGCCCGACACCGAGGCCGATCCAGCCCCAGACGAGGCTGAGCGCGACCACGAGAGCAACCCAACCGGCGGCCTCCCAGAACTCACGTTCTTCACCGCTCATCTCGCCTCTTTGGAATCCATGCACATCTCGTACGCGGAACGCGCCTGCTCGATCGAAATGCCCTTGGCCTTGTAGATCCGACGGCACGCCACGTCCTGGGCGGTACACGCCCGCACCAGCACCGTAAAGGCGATCAGGAAAGCCGCCGCGATCACGATGGTGACAACATGATCCGCGTCCATCTGCACCTGCTCGCTCATGCTGGGAACTCGCGCACTCGGAGATCCTCGGGCCACTCGGCCATGTCGCCGCCCTTGCGGTCGCGGAGCTGCAAGAAGCGCGGAACGGCCTTGGCGACCGGGAGCGCCGAGAGCGCCTCCGTGGCCATGGCCTCGGTGAGCGGCTGGCCCACCGGGCGCGGGCGCCCTTTGCCGCTCCCGACCAGCTCAACGGGACTCAGGTACCCGTCGAACGGTCGCGCCCCCAGCTGCTTGCAGAATGCGGCGCAACCCACCGGGCGGCACTGCCTCACCACTGAGCGGACCCAGGCCACGTTGAACGGCCGCGCGCCTGGCCCGCTCTCGCCTCCTACGATGATCTGGTCGAGACGTGGTGTTCGCTCAACTGACGAGTCCACCAATGGCTGGAGCCACCGCAGGAAGTCCACCGGGCCCAACGCCGGTTCGTACGAGACGAACCTCACCGCCGCTGGCGTCCGGAGCAAGAGCGGGATCCGCTCGTCAGCCGTGGCCTTGTCCTCGACTGAGACGCCGAGCCAGACGTTGGGCAGCGGCCACCCCGCGGGCACCTCCAGCGCGCGCGGGTACGTGACCGGCGCGGCGGCAAGGGCGCGGCTCATGTGCATCCGGTGGTGTTCCTGCATCCCGAGCGACCACTGCCGCATCCGGTCCGGGCGCTTCGTGAGGATCTGGAAGGTGTGCTGAGGGCTGCACGCCATGATCCCGAACACGGCCGCGATGGCGTCGCCCGACAGGGCCTCGTGGAAGAGGTCGCTCATGCTGTTGACGAAGATCTTCTGCGGCTTCCGCCAGCGCAGCGGCGTGTCGAGCTGGTCCGGCACAAGCCGGACAACGCCGGTCCAATCGACGCCGCGGCGCTCGGCGTAGCGCGTCAGGCCAGCGTAAGACTGGCCGGGCTGCCAGAACCGACGCGCCTGGTGCATCGCGTAGCAGTTGTCGCAGCCCTCGCTCACGCGCGAGCAACCGCGGACGGGGTTCCAGGTGCGGTCGGTCCACTCGATCGACGTGACGCTCACGCTCCGGCCTCCGCACAGACCATCTTCACGATCGGACCTCGGGTGTCCGGTGCGCCGGGTAGACTGCAGCATTGAGGGGGGACTGCATGGCACATGTCAGGATCGGCCTGGGATTCTGGAGAACCGGAGCGCACGAGGAGAGCCTCAAGCGTGCGGCAGAGCGGTTGCCCGCAGACTGGGAGATCGACATCGCGGGAGACGGCGGATGCTTCACGGTCGACGTGAAGCGGCATACGACGCAGTCCTTCGGGCCGGAGCGCATCGAGGACGCGATAGGATTCCTGGAAGGTCTGGCCGAGCGGCTCAGCAAGCCATAGCTCACGCGACGCTCCGTTCGGCCGCGCCCTCCGGCAGGTTGGCCCGCACCACGGCCTCGGCCACCTCGGGGCACACGCTGTTGCCGATGAGCCGGACCTGATCAGCCTTCGTGCGGGCGGCCGAGATGTCGTAGGCCTCCGCGAAGGCGCCGAACTGCGCCCGCAGGAGCTCGTGGGGCTGGAGCATCCGCATGCCGATGTCCACGATCTGGTACTCGGTTCCCTCGACGGTGACCAGTCCGAGGCGGTGCTTCGCCGTCACCGTGCGCATCGGCTCGAGGACGCCCTGACCCTTCCCTGTCGTGCCGTCCGACCCGTAGTAGGTCGTCAGGAAGGCGCGCACCTCCGCGATGTGGTTCGCGTGCGCGGTCACGGTCGGGGCGGGGGCGTCCAGGGGGATCCCGTGGTCATCGTGGTTGAAGCGGATCAGGGTGGCGGCGGCCAGGCTCTGATGGTCCTTGGCCGTGATCGTGGACGTCGGGAGCTCCAGCTGCTGGCCGACCACGCCACCAAAGTGCTTCGCCAGGAAGGCCGAGACGAGGGCGTGCTTCTGTCCGTCGACCAGGGTGCCGAGGGGCTTGTGGAGCCCGGGCACCCGGGCGGCCTGGCCCTCGCGCTCCCCGTAGCCGGTCTGGATCAGGGTCGGGGCGACCACGACATGCCGGTTCTTCGTGACGGTGGTCCGCAGCGGTTCGTCCGCCGCCGAGACCGCTCCGTCGCCGGTTCCCTGCTGGTCGATCGTCGCGAGAACGGGGGCGACGAGGGCGTGGCCCCGCTGCGCGGCGGTCACGGTGGTCAGTGGCGCCTGCAGGTCCTCGCCACGGGCCTCCTGCTTCCCGTGGTTCACCTTCACCAGGTGCGGGGCAATGAGGCCGAGCGGGTTCCCGGTGGCCGGCCTCTCGGGTCGTTGCTTTCCCCCGGCCGTCACCGTGGGCAAGGGCTCGCCGATGGGCGCGCCCTCCGAGTCGTGCCGGAATTTCACGATGCTCGGGACCACCAGACCGAAGTCGTTCGAGGCTGTGACCGTTGGGAGAGGCTCGGCTGCGGGATGGCTCCCCCGCCCACGGCGTCGTGACCCGTCCTTCGCGACCTCGCCGTGGGACATTTGGACGATGAACGGCTCTCGCGCCTCGAGGACGAAGCGACGGATCCCCTGGGCGATCCGCCACAGGGTCTTCTCCGCCAGGGGGCGCTGCCGCTCGAAGATGGAGGGGCACGGGAGGGACCAGTCGATGCACTCGGCCGCGGTGCGCAGCGGGAGGCCGCCCACCCCGTGCGTGGGCACCGGCCACCGGATCGGGCGCCCGTCGCGGCGCGCCACGAGGAACAGCCGCCTGCGCCGGGTCGGAGCGCCGTACTGGGAGGCATCGAGGACGCGGTACTCGACCACGTAGCCCAGCCGCTCGAGTTGACGCACCCAGCGCCCGAACGTCTCGCCCTTGCGGCCCTGGATGGGGTGGCCGGTTCGATCCAGGGGGCCCCAACCGCGGAACTCCGCCACGTTCTCGAGGAAGATCACCCTCGGCTGCGCGTCCCGCGCCCAGCGGACCACCACCCAGGCCAGGGCTCGGATCTTCTTCTTGAGGGGCTTGCCCCCCTTGGCCACGCTGTGGTGGGTGCAGTCCGGGGACGCCCAGAGGACGTCGACCGGGAGGCCGCCGGTCGCCTCGAGCGGTGGGACCTTCCACAGGTTCGCGTTGAAGTGCCTGGTTCGAGGGTGGTTGGCCTCGTGCACGGCCAGCGCCACGCGGTCGTGGTTGATGGCGATGTCCACCGGGCGGCCCAGGGCGGCCTCGAGGCCCGCGCTGGCGCCTCCTCCCCCGGCGAACAGGTCCACCACCAGGCCGCGGGTCACCGTGGTGTCCCCTCAAGCAGGGCCTTCCGGCGCGCCCACCATCCTGCGCAGATGTCCGCCGGCGAGCCGTTGGCCTTGTAGGCGATGCCGTCTCCGCCTGCGGGCTCGTACGCTCCAGGGGCGGCTTCGATCTCCCCACCGGCCGGATGGGTCAGCCTCGTCAGGCGTCGCATCCCCTGGTGGCAGAAGAACGGGATGTCGCCGCCGGCAACGTCGTCGAGTTCACCGGCCGCGCTGTGCTGGTAGCGCTCGTCGCCGGAACGTTCGGGACTCCCGGGGCGGAAGGCGCAGTCGACGCACGCCGTCACGCGCACGGCCGGCGGACCCTGGACGACTGCCTCTTGCTCCTCGGTGTAGTGCGAGTCCCAGCAGGTGCAGCGTCCCGGGCCGTAGACGGCGGCCCCCATGCAGCACGCGCCTTCGCCCGCGTCAGGCAACTCCGGCATGTCGGCGCAGAGGATCGCGCCGCTCACAGCATCACCTGCGCCTCGCCGACTTGCAGAAACAGGCAGGACTCACGGCCCACGAGCTTCGGCTTCGTGCCCCCCTTCAGCGCGTCGCGCACCTGCTCGAGTTGCTGCGCCGGACGCCACTGGAGCGCCCCGCGGATCGCGCTGCCGATGTCGGGCCGCACGTCCTCCTCAACCAGGGCCGCGATCTCACCGGCCAACGCCTTCTTCAGACGGACGACGTCCTCGTCCGGCGCCCGCTTCAGGACTACCTCGTGCCACGCATCGAAGGCTGACCACACGAAGAACGGGACCGCCGGATCCGTTTTCAAGGCCTGCACGAGTTCGACGTAGAACTCCCTGATCTGACGTACGGGCGCGGTCAATAGTGGGGCGAGGCAGCGATCCAGCTCGAACTCGCAGCGGTCCAACTCCTCCTTGCTGTGGGCCGTCGCGAGCCCCTTTACGATCGGCACCCAGAGCGCCACCATCTTCCTGACGTCCATCGGCGTCCTCCTCCTGCGTGACCAGACCTCGACGGCGTACGCGCACAAGGATCGGATCTCGCACCACGTGCGACGGCCCCGCTCCCCCGTCAGCCACGGCCTGTCTTGGATCTGACGGCCGAGGCTGACAACGTCCCAGGCGGCCATCGCGGCGCTGCGGACGCCGAGGGTCACCGTGCTCGTTTGCACGAGGTCGAGATCTCGGTCCAGGGGCCGCTTCATCGCGACTTGACCGTGGCGTTGGGCGCACGGGTGAAGGCCTCCGGCGGCAGGACCTTGGCGTCTCGAATGGCTTCGATGGCGGCCTGAATTGCCGCCGTCCACACCCGGGTTGGCGCGGCCGCTTCGCAGTCCTCAGCCAGCGTCCGCATCGCCTCCTGGCGCATGGCCTCAACGCCCAGCACGAAGGCGCGCCTCACCGAGTCGCCGGTCTTCACCCGGTTACCCACGGCCGCGCGACCGTCAGGAAGTGCTCGACCTTGCCGAGGTCAAACAGCCGGTCATCGGCCGATCGGACGCGCGTCTCGACGTCGATCCAGATCCGGCTCCGAGGCGCCGCCTCAACGATCCGGTGGAGCTGCTCGTCCAGGTTCTCCGGGGAGAGGCCACCGGCATACCCGCAGTACTCCTCCGTCGCCGTGGGCCACTGCGCCGGCAGGACTCCGGCCCCGCCCGACACGTCGAACAGGGGCGCCGTGTGCACCCCGCCCATGCGAGCGGCCGACAACAGGGCGTTGTTCACGTCGTCGAACTGCAGGATGTAGCCCTGCGCCGGCTCGAGGTTCTTCAGAGCCACCGCGAACGCGGGGGCGTCCACCTCGTGGGCGAAGGCATGAAAGTTGAGCTGCAGGCGGTCGAAACGACGCGCGATGGTCGGCCGCTCGATCGCGAAGGCGTTCCCGCCGCGACAGAAGTTGTGGACCCAGGCTCCGCACAGGTGGCCCGAGATGCTGTAGGGACCACCGCCGTGGATCTCGAAGAACGACTCGATCCAGTGGAGGGGCGGGAACCGCTTCGAGCCCTCCTGAGAGTGCGAAAGCAGGATGCCCCACTCCACAAACGGGAAGCGCCTCGAGAGCGGCAGCAGGTCTTCTGGCCGCACGCTCGCGTCCGCGCCCGTCACCGTCACTCGATCCAGAATCACGTGGTCGCCTCCTCGCTTCCGTAGCCCGTCCCCCGAGCGCACGCCCGGGGAGCCGTCCCGCGTGCCGCCGTTACATCAGCGCCGGCACGCTCGACGTGTGGCCCGTCTCTACTCAGGCCACGCCGGAAGACCCGGTCCTCCGGGCCACGGAAGGGAGCAAGCGACCTCACGAGTGGCCCTCGGCTTTCGCGATGGCCGCGCGCGCACGATCGCAACTGCAAGACCGATCAGTCATAGTTCCGTATAGGAACTCGCACACAGGGCAGATCGCCAGCTTGAGCGCCGCCAGCAGCTCGGGGGCGGCGGCGATCAACCGAGCGTTCGCCTCGCCGTCGTGCTTGTCGAGGTTCACCCGCCCGATCGGTATGTCGCGCGGAAAGTCGCCGCCGAGCAGGATGCCATCGGAGTCAACGCGCCATGGCCCCGGCGTGAAGGGGGTCATGCGACCTCAACCCGAAGCTCGTGGTCCTCGACGCGGCCGATGAAGCTCTGCACCCCGGCCTCCTTCAGCCGCTCGACGAGGATGTGGAAGTGCTCGGTGTCCAGGGCCTCGGCGCCGTCCACGAAGACCACGGGCAGGCGCTGGGTCTTCGCTCGGAGGCAGGCGACCTGCACGGCGATGTCGATCCGCTGGGCGGTGTTGAGCTGCTCGTAGGGCACGCCCCGCACCCGGATCTCCTTCCCCTCGATCTCGAGGCCTTCGATCGGCAGGTCCTCGGCGAGGCGCCGGCGGAAGGCGTCGAGGGACTCGATGACGGCCGTGAGCCGGGCGCTCTCCTCGACCAGGGCGGTCGCCTCCTGGTCGAACTGCTTCGCCTGGTCGTGGAGCGTGCGCGCCTTGGCGGCGTCGTCCCGCTCGGCGCGGAGGGCGGCGAGCTTGTCCCTGCTCTCGGCGAGCGTGGTCCTCGCGCTGGTGATCCTGGCCTCGGTGGAGGCACGCCGGTCGCGCGCTTCCGCCTGCGCACGCTGGAGCAGCGCGTCCAGCTGGTCGAGCTTGGCGTCGTCGCTCTCTCGCAGGCCGGCGATCGCGGCCTCGGTCGAGGCCGTCATGTCGGCGATCTGCTTCTCAACGGTGGCCCGGAGCTCCGCAACCTGCCGGACGTGGTCGGCGCGCAGCGCGCGGGCGGCCTCGGTGAAGGCGGCCTTCACCTTCTGGGCGGCGAGCTCGTGGGCGGCCTGGGCCACGGCCAGCGCCTGCCTCTCGGCGGCGCGGGCTGCCTCCTCGTCCCTGGCGATCTCAGCCGCCAGGGTGCTGGTAGCCTGCTCGCCGAAGGCAATGAGGGGCGAAGGGTCATCGGGGATCACGGCCGGCGCATTCCGGCGCGTCTGGTCCGCAGCCTTGGCCTTCCCGTCCTTGTCCCGGTTGACGCCAGTCCTCGCCCGGAAGACCGCGTCCCGGATGAGGCTCAGCTCCTCGAGGGGGTGCAGCCCGGTTGGGATCGGGGGGAGCGCGGCCGGGTCGACGCCAGCGAGGAGCTGCAGCAGCTCCTGCCGGGGCATCGTCAGGGGCAGGGCCTCGAGGAGCATCAGGGCTCGGTCCTTGTCCGCGGCCATCAGGAAGGCGACGGGGTTCGAGCCCCGGGGATCGAAGAGGCCGGTGAGCCACGCCTGCGGTTTTCGGACGTCCTCGAAGGCCGCGGTGTCCCCCACGCGCTGGCGGACGCGGACCTTGTCCCCGGTGCGCTCGACGCGGTACTCCTCGGAACGCGGGCCATCGATCACCAGCACGACCTCGGGCTCCACGTCCTTCCCGTCGGGGTCCACGCGGGCCAGCCGCGCCAGGTTCCCGCCGGCGAGGGCACTCTGGACAGCCTGCAGGGCCGTGCTCTTCCCGGAGCCGTTCGCGCCCCGCAGGAGCGTGATGCGCCCGGGCTCGACCGCGAACTCCCGAGCGCCGAGGACGTCGCGGATCTGGATGCTGGTGACGCGGAGCTGGTCGGCCATGGCAGCAGCTACTCCTGCAGCCGGCTCTGGCCGGGCTTCCGCGCGGGGCTCGCCGGCGCGTCCGTCTTCGGCGCTGCGTCAGCCTTCTCCTTCACCTCGGCCGCGCACTTCCAGCAGGTGTCGGTGGACGAGAGGTCGACGTCCGGGTGCGCCTTGCAGCGGACGGCCGGCGGCGTTGGAGGAGGTGGCGCCACGACCTCGCCGCTGGCGGGCGTGAGCTTCTCGGCCAGGTCATCGAGGCTGCGCGGCGCGAAGGAACCGTCGGTCCCCCGCTCGAGCGTCACCGTCTCACCGATCTCCTCTTCCGCGCGGACGCCGAGCAGGAGCTCGGGCGTGTGCCGGCGCGCCCACTCCCGCGCACCCCGATAGGACAGGATCTGGTCGGGGTCGTTCTTCCACTGATCGTTGTCGGTAGCCCAGCCAGAGACGGTCCCCGCGACGGTCCGGTCTTCCTTCTCCCCCTTGAGGCGTCCTGAGACCACGACCTTGCGGTCCCGACCCTGGCCCGAGTAGGCATAGCCGAGGTTGCCCGTCAGCTTTGCGCTGCTGTTGACCACGGCCGCGATGAGCTTCCCCTCGTACCCGAGCTTCCCTTTCAGCACGAACGTGTGCTGCGAGACGCTGAAGGGGTCCATGCGCCAGCGGAAGGCCTGAGCCGCGACCAGGGCGCAGTCCCCGACCTTCTTGTCGCCGCGGAGGTGCTCTGGAACGACGCTCGAGAGGGCCATCATCTTGCCGACACGGAGGAGCTGCTCGAAGATGCCGGTGTTCATGTAGAGCGACACCGGATCGTCCGCGTCGAACGCGACTGGCGCGCGCTGGCCCGCGCGCTGCAACTCGGCGGGCGGAGGCGGAGGGGCGGCCTCACCCGTGGTGGTTTCGGGCTTCGTCTCCGTCATGGCAGGGGTGCTCATCGTCTTCTCCCTCTATCGGCGCCTGATGCGCGGCCGCAGGCGCCGCAGCGTCCTGTAGGTGTAGGGCTCGACCACGTTGGTGTAGCCCTGGTTCTTGATCGTCCTGAGCGTCAGGAACGTGCCGTCCGGCAGGGCGCCGAACGTCGCGAGCCGGAGGCGCAGCCGGAGCTTGTTCTCGAGCTCCTGCAGCCGCTTCTCGGCGTCGGCCTTGCCCAGCTTCGCCCCTTCCCAGTCGTCCGCAAGCTGGAGGTCCTCGGGGTTGAGATCGATCGTCGCCCCGTCGTCTGTGGACCACAGCCGCTTGATCGCGTGCGTCGTGCCCGGCAGCGCGTCGGCCTCCGGCGGGTCCTGCCGCTGGACGCGGGCCCAGAACTCCTCGAGCCTGGGCAGCGCGCTCGCCAGAAACGCGTCGTGGCGCGGGAAGTCATGGATGGCCAGGGGGCCGGGCCCAACGAGCCCCGCGAGCGAGCCCCACGCGGCCCCGAAGCAGGCGATCTCCATCTGCACCTGGATCTGATGGCCGAGGGGCGGGCCTTCCTTCCAGTCCCGGGCGCTGCCGATCGCGAGCTTGATCTGGAGGGGGCCCGGGCCTTGCCCGCGGCAGCCCTCGGGCGCCGGCCGCTCCAGCGTCGGTGTCGTCACGCGGTCGAGGGTGGCCCCGAGCCAGGAGATGTCCGGGTGGATCGCGATCTCGTAGGCGCCCAGGTCCTGGACGAGCCGGCCGGTCTCGTCCGCGTACTCGTCCGCGATGGCGGCCTCCATCCGGCGGCCACGCCGCATCGGCAACGTCTCGTCCGACTCGACGCCCCCGACCTTGGCGGCGTACACGGCCAGGGGTCCGCGCCGCTCGTCCTGGCCCAGCACCGCCGCCACGTCGCTGGCGGTCAGGAGCGTGCGCCGGCGCTCGAGCCAGGCCTTGCGGGGGTCCAGGATCGCGGGCGCCGTGGTCATGCAACGTCTCCCATGCCTTGCCTCGCCTTGCCCGGCCTCGCCTTGCCGAGCCGTGCCGCGGGTTCAGCTCCTCCTGACACCACTCACCTCAATCCGCCGGAGGACCCCGGGTATCGGTCACGTTGGAACGGCCGCCGATCAGCCGGCACCCGCCCTTCCCAGCCCAGACCGTCCTGGGTCACAGCGGAATAGCCGCAGAACGGGCACCGAAACCCGCCGAGGGGGTGGCGCAGCGGCAGCCCATGACCGCGGAACAGGCACAGCAGGTGACGTACAGGCCGGTGGTGGCCCGGGATGACCTGCCCTGCCGTCTCGAAGGGCTCCGGCCTCGTCAGCTCCGCGACGATCGCGATGGCCAGAGAGACGGCGCTGATCGCGAGGCCGATGCAGGCAATGACGAGCCGGGTCATGTGCCCTCCGTCGGGGTGGCCTTGGGCGTGGCCACGGACACCCGGAGCCCGAACGCGGCCGCGGCCAGATCGAGCGCGAACCGGTCCAGGACCACGACCTGGCCGTTCCTGCTGCGGAGTACCGCGCTCAAGCCGTGTCGCTGCAGGCCGACTACTTCCGCGCCCTTGACCTGGACTGGCCGGTCGTAGAGGCCCGCGGCCTCCTCGCTCTGCTCGACGGCGCCGAGGTACGACTTGCGGTCCGTCACTGCACCGTCCCCAACGACCGCGGCCGTCTCAGGAGAACCTCGTCACGTGCCTTGAGGCACATGAACAAGGCATTTGCATCGAAACGCGCGGCGTAGACGACTTCCTCTGCAGAGACGAGCGGCTCGGCGCCGCACCGGCTGACCTTGAAGTCCGTCTCCGCCTGCGTCGTGCACCCCAGCCAGAACAGCGCCAGCAGCACAACGGCACCGAGGAACGAACGCGTGGCGCTCATTGGAGTCGGTACTCCTTCACGTAGTCGCCGTAGTGCGCCCCCTCGCACCACGGTGCCGACAGTGGGTGTGGAGATCCGGCGCGCAGCCACTCGTCGTAGGTGGGCAGGAGCGGACGATGCCTGAAGATGGCGATCAGGTCGTCGAACGAGACTCCCCATTGACCCAGACGTTCACCGCGAGAACGAAAGAGGGCATAGACGGTGTCGCCCACGCTGCTCAACGGTCCCACCACGGTCATCGGAGGACCCACCACAGCCACGCCGTGACGCTGACCATGACGAACCACCAGGGCCAGGTGTCCTGGAACATCCGCTTCACCCGCCAGACGAGGTATCGCCTGCGGCCCTCACGCTCGAGCCAGCTCCGCGCGGTCACTCGGAAGCCTCATGGGCCTCGTAGGCCGCGAGGACCTGCTTGAGGTCCGCTCCCACGAGGCCGAGCCGGGGGGCCCAGAAGCGCGCGCCACGAGCCTCTCGGTCCGCGTCCACGATCACGCGGAGTCGCCGTAGGAAGCGCTGCGCCTGCTCCGGGCTGACCGGGGGAACCGCGAGCTGCACCGCCGGACTCCTGTCCATCACCAGGCCCCCATTACCCGATACAGCCCGTAGCCAATGCAGAGGCACATCGCCGCCACGAGGCCGAGCGCGATCGCCGCGATGAGGCAGCTCGCCATGTTCCTGGACGGGCGCTGGAGGCTCACCGGCTGTAGCCCTCTTGAGCCGTGTTCTCGAACGCGTGCTGATCGACCCACGCCCGGAGATCCTCGCGGGTGTACAGGACGTTCCTGCCCACGCGGCGGTAGCGCGGCCCGCACCCTCGCATGCGCCACCGCGCCAGCGTCTGCGGTCCGAGGCGCAGGACCGCGGCCGCCTCGGCGGCGGTCAGATAGGCGGTGGCCGGCGGGGTAGTGCTCATCGCAGTCCCGCCTCCTGAACGCTCGTGCCGGAAACGTAGAAGGTGTCGTCCGCCGCGATCCGTCGGGCGGCCTCCAGCAGCTCTTGACGAACTGCGCTCATCCGACCCAGACCGTACGCGGACGCCCCGGCACATGCGGATAGGATCCACAACGGCCACACCAGCCATGCGTCGCTGCCGAGCTTCTGACCGATGAGAGCCATGAGCGCGCCCGAGGCGATCCCGAGGGCGAGCGTCAGCCCAAGGCCCCAACGGTCAAGCAGCTTTCTGGAGCCCGGCAGCAGCAGGTGCACTGGGCAGCCGCAGTCCGCAGCGCCCGTGCACCGGAAGCGCGCCAGCTCCTCCATGACACTGACGTCGGGGTCCGCAGAAACAGCTCCGTCGCTCATCGGCACACGACCTCCGATTTTCTGGTCCTCGTGGCGGGCCTACGGCTGATTGCTCAGGCCGCCCCTCTCGCCTCGCTGGCCTCGCCCGCAGCGGGAGCGTGAGGGACTTCAGGGGCACCAAACGCCTCTTCGTAGGTGACGGCGCGCTTCAACCGCGTCGACAGGAACGCGAGGATGGCTCGGATTTCTGGCAGCTTCCAAGGACGGCGGCCTGCGAGCTTCCGGCTCACCGATGACGAATCACATCCGAGCTCACCGGCCAGATCCGTCTGATTGGCCCCAGCCTCCCGAAGCAGCTTGTCAAGTTCGGACTTCGTTGACCTCACGGCAGGAACATAATAGTCTCCTGCCAATACGTCAAGCGCTATTGTGCCCAAAGGTCAGAAAAGTTAGAATCTCTGCCGTGGTGTCATCATGGAAGAACGGGCCGGCCGCTCACCTCAACCGTCTGGTCGAGGCTTCCGGTGTCTCGAAGACTGAGATCGGCAGGCGCCTACAGCCCAAACGCAGCGATAGCACCATCAATCGATGGTGCAGTGGTGAACGAACACCAAATGCCGACGATCTGGCCAGGGTCTTGGAGATCGTCGGCGGTTCGGCGGACGAGGTGCTTGGCCTCAAGCCCCCGGCCCTCGACCCCGGCGTGACCGCGGCGCTCGCCGAGGCCGCCGACGTCCTTGTGAAGCTGGCGCCGCAGCTCCGGCAACTCCACCGAGGGTCGGCGGGCAAGCGATAGCGAGCGCACGCAGCGCATCAGCCATCTTCATCAGCGCGACCTTGAGCGACGCCGACCCGTTCCCGGGTCCGCTACCTTTCATGATTCCCTCCGTTCTACAGGAATCACCGGTCGGCCCAACTGGAAGGGATCGGCACAGCCGGATTCCATCGCGTGTCTGCGCGGGGAGTTAGGTCGCGTAGTATAACCCAGGGTTATACGTATTTTGCAAGGGGTATTGCGCACGGGTTCGGCGACGACTACTGACCCGGCTGCCCCTTTTCGCGTTCCATGGCGTCCAAGAGATCCAGCAACCACTCGGGGGGATCCGGGAGCTTCGCGAGCTCCCGTCGGCGGCGTTCGCGTTCGACCATCCCGATCACCGCGTTCTTGAATAGGGGTGTAATCGGGTCTTTCCCGGTCTCGTATTCGCTTATGGTCTTCATGCTGACGCCGATCTTCGTCGCCATCTCTCTCTGGGTCATCTTCCGCTTTTGGGACAGGTTCCCGAGCCAGTGCCGCAACATGCGCAGCTGGCGTCCAGTCAACGTCGTGAAGCATACACCGCTGGGACGTGGGTACGAGGAGGCTCTGTACGCTCATGTCTTCGAGCGTAGCGCCGACGTCAATTGGTGAAAGGTGTTGCTGGGGTTACGCCTTGTGGCCCTACGCTGGCCGCGGCTTCAGCCGCACCTTCTCGCGCGGGATCTGGTACTTCTCGAGCCAGTCGTAGATCGTCTTCCTGGTGACGCCCTCGAGCCGGGCCACGCGTGCGATGTTCCAGTCGTTCTGCCGCAGGAGCCAGAGCAGCCGGTCGCGCGCCGACTGCGTCTCGGCCTCCGGCTCGGCCTGGCCCAGTACCGTGGCCTCTGTGAGCACCTCGAGCAGCACCTTGAGCCGCGCCGGCGGCAGGGCGATCTCCGGATCCGCCAAGTAGGCAAAGCCGATCATCTCCCCGTCGCGGGCACAGGGCAAGAAGAGGAACGTGCGCCCGCCGTGGATGATCGGCGCCGTGCCATCTGCATACCGCCAGTCGGCGATGGCCAGATCCAGGATCTGCTGGTACGCTCCCTGGGATGCGAACATGTCCGTCTTCCCAGCCACGCACCGGTAGACGATGCCGACCTTGGCCCGGCAGAGCACCATCATGAGTTCGAGCGTCTTCTGGGCCAGCTCCCGCTTGTCTTGTGGATTCGCCAACGCCTTGAGGTTGAGCGCCACGCGATCCCTCCTGGTTGAATGGCGCATAGCGTATCCGCGGTACACGCACGCGGTCAATGGGCAAAGGGCGACTACGGGTAGACACTTCCTGTATCCTGGCTCCAGCCGCGCGTAGACCGCCCGGCGGGAGGGAAACCATGAGGCCCTGGATTCTGCTTGCCTTTCTGCTGACCGCGCTATTCTTCGTGGCCACGTCAGGGCCGGACAACGTCCAGAAGAACGATGGCGGAACCGGGTGGCCGCCGCCGTCGACGCTGCCACCAAAGCAATAAGCTCGTCCTCTTTTCCGTTCTGGTAGTGTACACTCGCGCCAGAACGCCATGTCCGACCTCCAGGGACTCAGCGGTGTCGCTGCCATCCTGTTCGCCGCGCTGGCCCTCGCCGGGCTTGCACGCTACCAGCGACTGCACCTGTGCTCCGCCTTCCCGGCCTATCTGGCCGCGGTTGCCTTGGGTGATCTCCTCGCCATGGCATGGCCGGGCGTCTTCTTTACCTGGTCCTCCTATGTGGGCCGCGAGATCGTCTATGCAGCGCTGAAGCTGGCCGTGGTGCTACAACTCACCGCCGTCTGCTTCGCCGCGTTCCCGGGGGCCCGCGCCACCGCGCGCCGAGTCCTGCTACTGGTTCTTGCGGCCTTGGTCGTGGCAGCCCTACTGCCGACTGGAGCCACCGGCCCGGAAGGACTCACGTACGCACTCCAGCCGAGGCTCGCCAACGGCACCGCGATTGCCTTCTTGGCGCTCTGGGCCGTGGTTCTCTGGTACCGGATCCCAGTGCACCATCTTCACCTGGCGATCCTCAAGGGCTTTGTCCCGTACCTCATGATCTTCACCTTTGGCATGCGGCTCCCGCTCGACATCGGGCCAGCCTTCGCCAACGCGGTAGCCGGCTTGAGCGGGCTGCCCTACGTGCTCGTCCTCGCGTATTGGGCTTGGGCCGCGTGGCGCCATGAGGAGCTCCCGGACGCACCAGAGTCCCTCGTACGCCGGCTGCAGCCCTGGAGGTTCAGCGCGTGACCGTGGCCGTGGGGGTCCTCGTACTGCTCGCCCTCGGGACCATGCTGTACCTCACTGGCCGGGCGCACGAGCGCCGGGCGTATCGGGACTGGCGGGTCCTGATGACCCGAGAGGGAGAGCATCTCTACCAGCAACAGCTTGCCACGGTGGCCGCGGAGATGGCGGCCGTGGACGTCGCCCTCGAGGCCGCGGCGGAGGCGGACCCACTCGTCTCGTCCGAGCAGGCGATCCGACTCCTCGCGGCGGGTTTCGGTTTGATCGGCCATCACGCCCAGAGCATGCGGAGCCTCCTCGCCGGGATGGCCGTCTATTCCCGCATGGTCTCGGCTATGTTGCCTGTCGCGCCCGTGGCGCCGCGGCGCTTCCGCCTGCGCGGGCTGATAAACGCGGCCCTTCTCGGGGCCGTGTTCCACCAGCTGCTCGTGACAACAGCCGAGCGTTACCGGCTGCGGGTCTATGTGCTGCGGTTCGGCTTCGGCGCCGTGGTGCGGTATCTGCGTCGCGGGCCCGGCACCATCACCGTCGCGGCGGTGAGCGATGCCAGGCACGACCTGCAGGCCCTGACCGACGAGAGCCTGGAGAGCCTGCGAGTGCTCCTGACCTCGATGGCGGCGGACCGCCGGGCGTAGGAGGATCGGGATGTCCATGACCTGTGAGAAATGCGCCCAGGGAACAATGGCTGCGGTCAAGCTGTGGCGCTTCAGCGGCTGCCTCGTGGCGATCGGCGCAACGCTGCTGATCCCGGCAGTGCTCAGCCTGATTGGGGCGACGCTTCTGGTGATCGTAGGGTTCGTAACGACCGCCACTCAGGCAACCAGGACCGCTGCCATCCCAGGCCAGGCCAAGGCGGAAGCCCTGATGCGCCTTCGCGCCATTCCAATCGACGATGCCCTCGTCAACGAGTTCGATCAGAATCTTCGGATCAATGATCTCGCCCTGGCGCGGCTTGCGCCGCGCGAGCGGCGTGAGGCGGAGAACGCGATCAGCACATACCAAACACGACTTGCCCATGCGGGAGTCGGCGCAGTTGCGATAGGCGGCCTTGGCACCGTTTTTGTGGTCGGGGTCTACGCCGCAGCCATTCCTGCATTCATCGTCGGCCTCGTGTTGCTCCTGCGTAAGAAGGTCTGGAAGTGCACCGAGTGCGGGTACATCTTCGACCGCGCATAGCTCAACCGGCGTGCGCTGAAAGGGGGGCCCGGCCCCTTCAGGCCGGACGCCCGTCCTTCTGATACCGGCTGCCACAACGATTGCAGGTGGCGTCCCAGTCATCGCTGGCCACGCGGACCTTGCGGCCGACCGTTCCTTCTGGACAGCCGCAGAGCCAGAGGCGAAGGCGCGAGCCCGAGCCTGCCCCGCGGGAGCGCCCGCCGCGAGTCCCGACACCCAGGGGGCAAGGCTTCACGCGGGGCGGAGCCACGGGGCCGGCGGCGAGCCCGAGCCCGGCGAACCCCGGCCGACCATCGGAGGGGTGCGGAAGGGCCTCGATCGCCGCCCACACGCGGGGGTCGAAGTGCTCGGGCGAGTACTCTTGGCCGCCCGCCTGCGCCAACTGGAGGCCGAGAACCGCGGCGGCCGCCTTCCACCCAGCCCCGTGCCCGCACTCGCGGCCGGCGAGCGAGTGCGCCAGCTCGTGGACCGTTGTGCCGGCGAGCTGGATGTAGCTCTCCTCACCCAGCGCCGCGATCTCGATGAAGTCGTGGGCCGCGCCGTTCTGCCACGCTCCGAAGTAGCACAGGCCCCGCACGCCCTCCGGTCCCCCACCGTAGACCAGCTTCGCCGAGAGCAGCCGCGCCCGGAGCGCTGGGTCGTTTACACGCGGAACCACCGCCGCGCGGACGGCGTGGACGAAGGCCTCGTGCGTGGTCTCGCTCTCAGGCTCGGCTTCGTCGGCCAGGAAGGAAAGGACGCGGGCGGTGCTCATCTGTTCTTGACTCCTCGCCTGAGTGGCGCTATTTTGGGTTTGGTCTAAACCCTGTTCCCGTACATGGGGCCGCCCTTCGGGGCGGCCCTTGGCTTTTCCGGCGGCTTGGAGCCGGAGGGACTCGAACCCTCGGGACTCAGGTCTAAACCCTGTTCCCGTCACCTGACCGGCCCCGTTGTTGCTCTGCGTCGTCATGCTGTAGTGATATACGCTATACTTGCGCTAATAGTTCCATACGGGGAAGGAAGAGTGCGCAGGGAAAGACTCCCTTGCCTTTTGTGCGGTTACTGCGTATATAAGAAGGGAAGCACGGGCGATGGAGGCCGACTAGTGGACAACGACAAGACGAAGAAGACGCGCGGGCCCGGACGTCCATCGATCGGCCATGAGGGCCACCCCGGGCGAGCCGACCGGTGCGCCGCGTGCCAACTCCGGCGGTGGCGCGAAGCTCGAGGCCTCACCCAGGCAGAGGCGGCGAACATGATCCCGAGCGGGCGCAACTACCATACGCCGCTCCGCACTTACACGTCCTGGGAGCGGGCCGAGGTCAGCGTTCCCGTCCACGTGTTGCTGTACGTGGCGCAGCTCGACGGGGCGGGAAGCGCGCGGCCGTCGACTGGCCGGCAGGGATGAACGGCCAGCGTCACTCCGTCGGTTCCGTAGGCCCCGGATCACTGTCCGGCTCCGTCGGCTTCGGCTGCAGCATCGCCGCGATCTTCCCGCCGACGTGCTCGGTCGCCTTCCGAAGCGGGTCGGCAGCCAGGTGCGCATAGCGCTCTGTGGTCACCGAGCTGGTGTGTCCCAGGAGCTTCCCGATGGCCAACAACGCGTAGCCCTCCCCGGCCGCCACCGCCGCGAAGCTGTGCCGGAGGTCGTGTGGTCGGACGTCGGGGATCCCGGCCATGTACCGGACGAGCTTCCACACCGAATGCACCGACGTGATCGGACGCCCCGCCTTCCCGCCGGGGAACACGTGCGGGTTGCCCTCGCGCCGGGGCAGCTCGCGCAGCAGCTCCACGGCCGCCTCGCTCAACCGAACCAGGCGCACGCGCTTGGCCCCCGGCCGCCCCTCGGGGAAGACGAGCTGCGCGCGTTCGAGGTTGACCTCGTCCCAGCACAGGCTCGCGATCAGCCCGGGGCGTGCCCCCGTCAGGATGAGCAGCCGGATCGCCGCGACCATCCAGGGCGAGCGCTCCTCGAGTTTCACCAGCGCCTGGCCCACCGCGGCGAGCTCGCCCTCGGAGAGGAAGCGCTCCCGCTTACGCTCCGGAAACCGACGCAGGCCCTTGCACGGATTTGGGCTCGAGCGGAGGCCCCACAACTCCGCCATTTTCATCGCGTGCGAGAGCAAGGCCAGGCATCGATTCCCAACGAACTTGCTGTTCCGGAACTCCGCATGGAACGCGCTGACGTCAGCTGACGTGACCGCGTCCACGCGAAGAGAGCCCATCTTCTTGAGGATCAGCTCGAAGTAGATCTTGTCCTTCCCCTGCGATGAGGCGGCCTTGTGCGGCTCCGAGACCTCGAGTAGGTAGCGCTCGGATAAACCCTTCACGGTAGGGATGCGCCGCTCGGCATCACGGTGCGCTCCAGGGTCGCGGTCATGCTCCGCTTCCACCTGTACCTCTCGAGCTTTCTTCCTTGCCGTGTCGACCGTCCAGGGACTACCATGCGGACCGATCGTGAACCACCGCTTTCGGTCCTTGACGCGGTACTGGACGGCGAAGATGGGCAGGCTCCCCGGCTTCTGTATCCGCACCAGGAAACCGAGTACCTCATCGTCCCAGAGGATGGCCGGCCCGACCAGCGCCTTGATCGCTGTCTTCGTGATCTTCCCTTTCAAGTGTTCCCCCCCCCTTTGCTGGTTCCCTGTTCCCTGCTCCAAGAGAAATTGGCCAAATTGACCCAAGGTTCTCCGCCGGCGTCCAAGATGTTCTGCCGTATGGCCACCTCGCGTTGGTAGCAGCCAACCCCCTCGTAGCAGCCACGGAGCCCGGTAGCAGCCACAGAGCAGCCGTCAGGCACGTCTACATATGATATGCGGAGGCATGCTTTAGGTACAACATTCACGCCCTGTAAACGCGTATAGTTATAGGGAAAGGTGGTGCAAGACCATGAGCAGAGCCAAACTCTTAATCTCTGGGTTTCCGGTTCGAGTCCGGGGCGGGTCACCATTAGAATCAACAACTTCCGGACAGAAGAAACCACTAGCAGCCAGCAGCGAAGAGGGTAGCCGCCAAACAGCAGCCACCAGGAACGCGTCAGAGCTGACACGCCTTCTAAGTCGTTACCTGGGAGAGCCATCGCCGGTCCAGGCCTGCCCGACCCAGGGCGAGACGTGTCCGGGCTGCCCTGACTGCTGGGCGGCGAGACGGGGCGCTCGCCGGGTAGTCGGCGCCCTCGCCTGCCTCCTCCTCCTGGTGCTACCCGGCCCCGTGGCGAACGCTCAGGAGCCCGGCCTCGAGGTCACCACGGCCGATCGTCAGCTCCCGCCGGCGCCGATCCCACTGGACGTCTCCGTGGAGATCCACAGCCGCTCCTTGCCCGTCATCCTGCGCCTGGAGACTTTCTGTCCCGACGAACGCGACTGCCGGCTCACGTGGACGACGCTTCGCTGCATCGGGGGAACGTGCGTCCCGCATCGCATCACCCAGAGCTACTCGAACCCGTATAGGGCCTGCTTCAGGCCGACCACCGGCGGCCGGTACCTGGTCCGCGTCAGGATGGAAACGTGCGAGCCACCGCCGGATGGGGGAACGCGCCCCGACATCTGCGCCGTGTGGGTTCAGCGCGGCGAGACGGGCGTCAACTTCAGGTTCTGAGGCGGGCGGGCCGCTGTGGCGGGACAGGGATTGAAGAGGGGGTGAACGTGAGCGACTGCAACGAGTGTGGCGCACCGGCTGTGTTCCGCGCCAGGCTGACCGACGTCAAGGACGTGCTGCTGGACAAGGTGGATCTGTGCGAGAGGTGCGCGCGGTCGCTGGACCTGTTCAACGTGCCGCGCCAGGCGTGGGGGCTTGCCGCCCCCGCAATCGAAAAGAAGGTGGCATACACGCTCGGTTTCTAGGCCGCCTCACGGGATCCAGGACGTGAGCGGGAGCCCGAGGAAGCGGAACGGGCTGCCCTCGTAGTAGTCGCTCCCGTCCGACAGCGTACGGGAGCTGTGCCAGACCTGCTCGATCTTCCCGTAGAGGCAGTGGACCTCGGTGTCGTTGGGCACGACAACCATGGGATGGTGGCCGTTCCGGGACCGCAGCACGAGCTCGTCCCGGGCCTGCGTGAACGCCGCCGCAGAGTCGTAATTGAACTCCACGTCGAGCAGCCTCCTCGGGTGGTCCATCTTTCGGTAGGACCTGATCGGAACCTCGCCGCTGCGCACCTGGTCGTCGATGTAATCGATGCTCTCGGGCGGCTTGAAGATCCTGGTCAGGGTCAGCCGCTGGGCGAGCACCACCTCGCCCAGGTAGATCGCGGCGCTGTTCGTCCCTACGAACTTCACGCGCCAGTACCGCTCGTCCCGGATCGTGCCCAGCGAGCTGTAGAACTCGAGGGGGAAGGCCGTGATCGTGGCCTCGAGGGTGCCGGCGCCGGCGAAGGCGGCGCTGTCCCGGCGCAGCTCGAGGGAGATGATGGGGTCGATGTTGTGGCCGTGGATGCTCAGGAAGTCGACGCTCGGCCACAGGAACACGCTGTCGGCGAAGCACGTGCCCGATGCCGTGGTCACCTGGATCGTGATCCGCAGCGTCATCAGCTGGAGGTCGGCACGGTACGCCGGTGCCGACTCCATGGTGAAGGAGCCGCTCGAGGTCGCGTAGGTGGCCGTCGTCCGGGTCGCGAGGTCCGTCGGCGTCGCCGACCAGGCGCTCCCCGTCCAGTAATGGCCCGTGTTCCTGTTGAAGACCCGGAGCGCCACGGCGCGCGTGCCGTCCCCCTTCAGCGCGATGGTCCAGTTCAGCCGCTCGCCGGCGCGGGCCGTGATGTCCTGGTAGGCGACAGCTGTTCCCGTTCCGCTGACAAGCTTCATCCCCGGGGCGCCGGCCTCGCCGCCCGTCGCGTCGTACGTCACGTCTCCCGTCCCAGTGTTGACCTCCGTCCAGCTCGATACGTTGCCGCCGCTGTTCGTGACCATGTCGCCGTTGGTGACGACGTTCAAGTCGAACTGTAGGTATGGGTCCGCAGTGAGGGACCCGAAGCGGAACGCGCTAGAGGGGATCCGGTCCTTCAGGGCCGCGACGGCGAAGTTGCCGTCGGCCGCGGGGCTGGGCGTCGGCGCCGTGATGCTCCGCTCGAGGGCATTGGCCAGGTCACCGACCACCACGAGCATGTTCATCACAACCCCCAGACGGCGATTTCCTCGTCCGGCATCGCGTACGGCCGCAGCTCGATGAGTTCATACGTGGCAAACATGTCCTCGGCAAGGCTCACTGATGGAATCGCCAGAACGTTCCCGGTCTCGATGTCCACAAGGGTGGACGTAGAGTCCGTGCCCTTGACACCATCCAGGAAGATACTGCTGGTGTACTGAGGTAGGCCCAGTTCCCCGGCCGTTCCAGTCCAGCGAATCGCAATGCGGAAGCTCTGCCCGGCGCCACTGACCGCGGTGAAAGGTATCTGCGCCGCAGTGCCAGTCCCGGGGTGATGCTTCAGCAGCCCTGTCCCCGAAACGTTTCCAATGACGCTGAGCCACCGACTACCGGCCACACGTCCACCAAGACCGAGGGAAAGGATGACTTTCTCTCCTGCCGTGTCGTCTAGTTCGCTTTGGATCCACAGTGGAATCAGCCTGAATAGCAGGGTTCCGTGCAAGTTGTTGACGCCGACATTTCGAATAGTCAATCGCGCCTGTGCCCGCACCACATCGGCCACGGCATTTGTGACAATCCGACTCGAGTCGCTCGGCACCATGAGAAACGTGAGGTCCCGAGAGAAGAGCTGGACGTGGTACACCGTGTTGCGCCGGCTGACCGTTCCGCCCGCGGTGAGTACCAAGCTGAGTGTCAGCGCACCGCCGCCGGCTCCGACGCTGATGACATTCGAGTGGTGGCGTTCGATCGTGGTCGTTGAGGCGGTGGTAGGAAAGGAGTTGTCCGTCTGTGCCACCTGCCAAGTCTGATCCGAATCCCTCCACCACTTTAGGTCGAAGGCGCGCTGGATTCGATAGACCAGGGCTGTACCGTCCCTGTCGACGTGATCGACCCAAAGGCGCGTCATCGCGTTCGCGCCGAGACCGGTCGTTGCCGGCCACGTGACGCGCGTCTCCGTCACGTGCGGGTTTCCGGCCGTCAACCGCAGTCCCTGCGTCGTGACGCTCGTGTCGAACAGAAGGGGCGATGCGCTGTCCACCGCGATCGTGCCCGACCCAACCGAAAGTGTCAGGCCCGTGGTACCACTGATGAGGCTGGAACGTAGTAGGCGATTCTTGTCATTGTGCTCGATCAAGATCCCGCCGGCGGTGAGCGCCTCCATGTCTGGGCTGATTTGGACGATTCGCCCGTCTCCAGCGTCAGGCACCCACGCACTTGTTTCACGTTGAAAGGTCCGAATCGCGCCAGCAGAGATCACGGCATCGCCTTGGCGTAAGGCCGAGAGCTGCTTCACCGCTCGCCCCGTCTCGCGATAGGCGGCCGCCTTT